GTTTTGTCCCCCCTTCTGTCCCCCCTGAAATCAGGGTCGAAGCGCTGTCATTCGGCACCTACTACGTCGCGGTGTTCCGGCGGGACGGCCAGCCCGACGAGACCCTCGACGGACCGGACGGAAAGCCGCTGCGGTTCGGGAGCGCGTCGGAGGCGATCCGAGCCGGCAAGGCGAAGCTGGTGCCCGAGGCGAAGGCGCTGGCGGCTGCCTCGAAGACCTTCAAGGCTGATCGGCGCCGAGAGATTGACGACGAGCGCGAGCGCGTTTTCGCTAATTTCCGAGGCGCCGATGGTTGATCCGCGCGTCGTGGCTCTCTGTGCTGAATTTGGCGTGCATATCATTGGGAAAGGGAAATACCCTGGGCCAGGCGAGACGCGCGCCGTGGCGACGCTTTCCAAGATCATCAGCCGCCACGGAATCGAGCACGCCCGCTTCGTGATGACGACGCTGGCCGAGACCGAAAACAACAAAAGCTCGCTCGACGCCGCTGCCTTCGGCGCCGCGTCGGATCTGATCCGCGCGAAGCCTGACTGGGCTGATGACGTGAGCAAATGGCTTGCGGTCTGGGATGCCTGCCCGGTCGGCGAGCTGCAGGCGCTGGCATACGAGCTCCGCGGCAAGGTTTCGATGCGCGGCGCCCTCGCCGGCCTGATCTATGAGCGCTTGTGGCGAGCTTTCGGGCCAAGATCGAGGCAGATGGACATGCTGGACGACCGGCGACCGGAGTGGAGGCGAGAATGACCATCGGCGAACTCATCTCAATAGCGCGCGAGTGCAAAGGATGGACGCTGCGAGACCTTGAGAAGGCTAGCGGCGTGTCCAATCCACTCATCTCCCAGATCGAAACCGGTAAGGTCCGTGACCCCGGCTTTACGACGGTCGTTCGCTTGATGGATGCGCTCGGCCTGAGCCTAGAGCGCGCTGCAAAGGCCGAGCGCGATAGGCTCTCCGTTCTGCGCAGAGCCGGCGTCTGGAAGCCGGAGAAGCCCTGCGAACACTGCAACGGCACGGGCGCCCAGCACGGTGTCATGGATGGCGGCCCTGCATGCGGCTATTGCGGCGGCACTGGCAAAATTGCCGCGGAAGAGAGTGGCGTATGAATTTCCGCGAAATCCAAGACCGGCTGATTGGCGCCGAAACAATCATGCGGGAATTGTCCGAAGGTCGTGTCGGGCCAGCACCGCTGCGCGCCCAACAGCTGCCCTATATCCACACCCGCACCGATATGAACGGCTGGGGGAAGCGGCCGGGCGAAACCGATAAGCTCCGAAAAGAAGATGGCGACGCCCACGCAATATTCCGCCGGGAATTCTGGGAGCAATTCCAGCCCGACCCCTCGCCGGCCGAGGTTTCGCGCGCCATCGCGGAAAAGGACTGGATCCTGCTCGTCGACAACGAAGCGGAGCGCCGCGCGCTGCAGGCATGGGTTCGCGCACAAGCCGGTGGACAGACGTTTGCGCGCTGGTGCAAAAGAATTGAAAATATCCATCCCGAAACGGGGCGACGGCGCAAAAATCGCGCCATTGAGAAGATTCTCGCGCAATTATCCAGCAAATCGAATTTGCATGACGAAATTGCTGGAAAACCCCTGTTGCCCGTTGGCCCCGAAATCGCGGATATTTCTGCCACAATCCCCGATGGCGTGAGCGGAAGAGAAACGGGCCCGAACTCCTGGGCCGCCGATGAGGCGTTCCAGCCGATTTCCTACGCCAGGATCGAAGGCACCAAGCGCGTCGAGGTCGAAGGGGATTTCTCTTGGAGCCAAAAACGCAACGAGTTGCGGCGCCTGCGTGAGGCGCGGCGCAAGAAAAAGATGGCCGCCCAAGCGAGGTGACCGATGAAGCGCCGTCTCGAAGAGCCTCGGGATTACGATCCCTACAATCCGCGTCGCTTCGAGACTTCGGCGGAGCGCCACAAGCGCGAGCGCAAAGAGGAAATGGACGACTACCAGCGCCGCTGTGATGAACGGCGAAAGGAGCGTCTCGCCTCGTTTCTCGATTGAAATCGGCTCCAAAGCCATTTCCTGTCAAGGGGACAAGTCGGGGGACACGAGGGTACAAAAGGGACAAAACCGCGAAAAAAGTTCAATAAAATCAACGAAGCGAGGGGACAAATAAAAAGTGATCGTTTGTCCCCCTTGCCCGAATCCGATTTTTCGCCACCCTGCACCCATCCTCGCGCGCGCCCCAGAGCCAACCCCTTCATAGGGCTCTGCGCCAACCCCTTCATAGGGCTCTGCCCGATGTGGCGAGCGTCCAGCGAGCTTGCCACCCTTCGTAGAGCACAGACCTCTCTAGGTTAGCGCTAAGGAAAAAGCGCTCGCTTTCGCTCGCTTCATCCAAGGCCTCTTCCATAAATCGCCAACCTCAACCGTCGCGCTGATGCTATGCGCGCCAAGGAGCACAGTCCGATGTCCCTCTTCTCCGCCATCGCCCCGGAAGTGCAGCGCCTCAAAGCTGCCTTCGCAGGAAAAGCCGCCAGCGACGCCCAGACACAGCAGCTTGAAGCCGAACTTGCCAGCACCAAGGCCGAACTCTCCCTCGCCCAGGCGTCCCTCGCCACCGCCGAAGCGACCGAGGCTGACCTCACCGCCAAGCTGAAGGCCGCCAATGACGCGCTCGCCGCGGCCGTTCCGCAGGCTGCTGAGCCGGCGCCGGCTGCCTAGAAAATAATCAAAGGCGAAAATTATGCGTGGTGGGGCTCGAAAGGGCGCCGGCCGGCCGAGGGGAGCGGCGACCAAGAAAACCCGTGCGATAGCCGATCGCGAGAGCAAGAAGGGCATCACGCCGCTCGAGGTGATGCTCACCGCGATGCGTGAGCATGCCGCAAAAAAGAACTGGGACGCCGCGGCATCGTTCGCCAAAGACGCGGCGCCGTACATGCACGCCAAGCTGCAGGCGGTGCAGCATTCCGGCCCGGCCGGCGGCCCGATCCCGATTGACCTAACCAATCTCGGTCCCGATGACCTCCAGCGCCTCGAAGCTCTCTTCGGTAACCTTGCCGGTCTCGCCGGCGATGATGCTGAAGCTGATACGTGAGGAAAAGGCGCGTCGGGCTGAGATTGCGGAACGGGAAAGGGTAGCGGAGCGCGCGGAGCAGATCCGTGCAAATTGCGGCTCGCTCATGGGCTTCATTCGTGAGGCCTGGCATGTGCTGGAGCCAGCGACCAAGCTCGAGGAAGGCTGGGCGCTCGATGCGGTGTGCGAGCATTTCGAGGCGATCACACTCGGTGACATCAATCGCCTTCTCGTGAACGTGCCACCGGGCTTCATGAAATCGCTGGTCGGCGACGTCTTCTGGCCGGCCTGGGAATGGACCATGTTTCCGCATCTGCGGTACGTGGCTTTCTCCTATGCCGCCACGCTGACCTATCGCGACAACGGCCGCTTTCGCGATCTGCTGATCAGTCCCTGGTACCAGCAGATATTCGGGCACGTCTTCGAGCTTCGCAAAAAGGGCGAGGAGCGCGTCACCAACAACAAGATGGGGTTCAAGTTCGCCTCGTCGGTCGAAGGCGTTGGCACCGGCGAGCGTGGCGATCGCGTCATCCTTGACGATCCGCACAACGTGAAGGAGGCGGAATCGGACCTGGTGCGCAAGGAGACGGTGCGCTGGGTTCGCGAAGGCATGTCGAACCGTCTCAACGACATGGAGAAGTCGGCGATCGCCGTCATCATGCAGCGCGTGCATGAGGATGACGTCTCGGGCGCGCTGATCGAACTTGGCGAGTATGAGCACCTGATGATCCCGATGGAATGGGATGGTCGGCGATATCACACCTCGATCGGCTGGACGGATCCGCGTGATGACGACGGCGAGCTCGCCTGGCCGGAGCGTTTCTCGCGCCGCGTCGTCGAGAACTTCAAGAGCGTGCTCGGCCCATATGGCTATGCCGGACAGTATCAACAGGCGCCGACACCTCGCGGTGGCGGTATCTTCAAGCGCGATTGGTGGCAGCTCTGGGGCAACCCCGATGATCCACAGGATCCGGAGTTCAAGAAGTTCCCGGCGTGCGAATACATCATCGCCTCGCTCGACACCGCTTATACCGAAAAGCAGGAGAACGACTATTCCGCTTTGACGGTCTGGGGCGTCTGGAAGGATCGCAATGGACTCCCGCGCGCCATCCTGATGAGCGCCTGGCGCGACAGGCTGGCGCTGCACGACCTGGTGGAGCGTGTCGCGGCATCGTGCCGGCGCTTCAAGGTCGACAGGCTGCTGATCGAATCGAAGGCGGCCGGCATCTCGACGGCGCAGGAGATCAGGCGGCTGCATTCGAATGAGGGCTACGGCGTCCAGCTGCTCGATCCGAAGGGCGGCGACAAGGTGGCCCGCGCCTACGCGGTGCAGCACCTGTTTTCGGACGGGATGGTCTTCGCGCCCGACCGGGATTGGTCGGACATGGTGATCACGGAAATGGGGTCGTTCCCGCGGGCGCCGCATGACGACCTCGTCGACAGCGCGGTGCAGGCGCTGAAGCATCTGCGCGATGTCGGGCTGCTGATCCACGGCGCCGAGATGGCGCAGGAAATCGAAGAAGAAATGATGCACAAGCCGCATCGAACGCAACCGCTTTATCCGGTGTGAGGTGATAAATGCCAAAATCCGCCACTGATCTGAACGATATCCCTTCGCTTAAGTTGGCCGCTAAGCAGTGGGAAGAGGTGGAAAACCTAGCTCTCTCCGAAGGAGATACTGTCCACGCTAACGTTTGTGCGGTCGAGGCACAGCTTTGCTTGCAAAAAGTCCGGGTTCTCAAATTTGATGAGGGGATTAGGCTCTCAGAGATGAGACTAAGTCTTTTGACCCGCCCGGCCACCTTGGCGCCCGGCCTTGACGCCGGCATTCCGGTTGGCTGATGCCAATCCCGTTCTCGCGGTCGATCACGTACCGCCAGATCGACGCCACCACCTGGGGCGCGTTCGTCGGGTTCGAGTGCATCGCCACCGGGCCGACAGAGCAGGCGTGCAGAGATCTCGTCGCCAGCAGGCATAGGTAATCAATGGCAAATTCGCTTCCATATGACCCGTCAGATGTGGCGCAAGATCTCAGCCAGCCACTGACGCCAATCGCATCGACGCTGCAACCGACCGGTCGGCTCCGTTGGCGCAACGGCGTGCTGGAGCAGGAATTCAACATGCGCCACTTCAACCCGAGCGGTCTGGTATCGCATTTTTCTACCGACTGGCGTCCGGTTCCGACCGAAGAATAGGCACCCATGGCATCGCCGAAACGAGACGCATTGCCAGCGGTGGCGATGCCCAGCGGGCTATTGGCGCCGTCTGCGCTGCGCGCGTCGGAGCCGCCGCCGCCTTCGCTGCTCGACGGTCTCCACATCGACATCCAGACCGATGGCCTGACCGATGGCGCTGTGATCGATCCCGCGACCGGCGCCGCCATGATCGAAATGGACGACGGCGGCGTCATCGTTGACTTCAGCCCGGCCGCTGCGACCGACAAGGCCTCGAAGTTCAACGACAACCTGGCGGAGAAGATCGAACAGGCCGAGCTCGACCGCATCTCGGCGGAACTGCGGCTCGGCATTCAGGAGGACGACCGCTCCCGCTCGGACTGGCTGGACACGCGCGCAAAAGGCATCCGGCTGCTCGGGCTGAAGGTCGAGGACCCGAAGTCCAGTGTCGATTCCTCGGTCGCGCTCGAAGGCATGTCGACGGTCCGCCATCCGCTGCTGCTCGAGGCGGTGCTGCGCTTCCAAGCGAATGCCCGCGGTGAACTCTTGCCGGCCGCCGGCCCGATCAAAGTCGGGGATAAAATCCTTGAGACCGGCGATGATGACGAGCTGGCCGAAAGCCTCGAAAGCGACCTCAACTATTATCTGACGACGACGGCGTCGGAATATTATCCGGACACCGACCGGCTGCTGTTCTACGTCGGCTTCGGCGGTTGCGGCTTCAAGAAGGTCTACAACTGCCCGATCAGGCAGCGTCCAGTGTCGGAATCGGTCGACGCCAAGGATCTCATCGTCTCCGATGCCGCGACCGACATGCGCAACTCTCGCCGTGTCACGCATCAGATCCAGATGAAGCCGTCGACGCTGCGCCGCATGCAGCTGGCCGGCGCCTATCGCGATATCCAGCTCGGCACGCCCAATCCGGCGATGCCGAACGCCGTCGACCAGGAGATCGCCAGCACGCAAGGCATCGATCCGATCTCGGCGATCCGCGAGGATGACCGCGATTTCACGATCTACGAGTGCTATTGCGAGCTCAACATCAAGGGGTACGAGGACAAGAAGCGCGGCCAGGCCACCGGGCTGGCTCTGCCGTACCGCGTCGTCATCGACAAGGACAGCACGCGCATCCTCGAGGTGCGCCGCAACTGGGCGGAAGACGACGACGCCAAGCTGCCCAAGGTGCCGTTCGTCAAATACCCATTCGTGCCGGGCCTCGGCTTCTACGATATCGGCCTGGTGCACATCCTGGGCAACACGACCAATGCGCTGACCGCCGCATGGCGCGAGATGCTGGATGCCGGCATGTTCGCGAACTTCCCGGGCTTCCTCTATTCGAAGCTCGGCGGCCGGCAGAACACCAACGAGTTTCGCATCCCGCCCGGCGGTGGGGCGCCCATCGAGACGAATGGGCGGCCGATCGGTGAGGCAGTGATGCCGCTGCCGTACAAGGATGTCAGCCCGGCGTTCGCTACCCTCGTCGACAACGTCGCCCAAACCGGCCAGCGCGTCGGCGGCACCGCCGAAATCCAGATCGGCGAAGGCAGGCAGGATGCGCCGGTTGGCACCACGCTGGCGCTGATCGAGCAGGCGACAAAGATCATGGACGCCGTGCACAAGCGGCTCCACGCCGCCCAGGCGGAAGAGTTCCAGATGCTGAAAGAATGCTTCCGGCAGAACCCGGATGCATTCGTGCGCTCGGTCAAGGGCACGCTCAAGTGGGATGCCAACAAATTCGTGCAGGCGCTGGAAGACGCCTCGCTGGTGCCTCAGGCGGACCCGAACACGCCGAGCCACATGCACCGGCTGATGAAGGCGATGGCGCTGAAGCAGCTGCAGGGTGCCTCGCCGCAGCTCTACAACGCCCGCGCCGTCGACGAACGCGTGCTGCATATGATCGGGATGGATGACGCGGAAACGCTGATGGTGCCGGCGAACCAGCCGCCGCCGCCCAATCCCGAGATTATGAAGGGGATGGCCGAACTGTCGCTGAAGGCGAAGGCGCAGCAGGCCGATGCCGCCAACGACCAGGCGTTGACCCAGATGAAGGGCCAAGAGATCGCGGCCAAGGTGCAGGAGTCGAAGGCGCGGACCGAAATGGAGGCGCGCGACCTCGCCGTGAAGCAGCAGATGCAGCTGCGGGAAAGCCAGGATCAACACGAGGATCGCGTGTCGCGCGAGCGCATCGCTGCCATGGGCGTCGTGTCCGACATCATCAACCATCCGACCGAGCAGGGCGTTGCCGGTGCGGCGGCGCAGAAGTTCGGGGCGCTCCCCGGTTCCAACTAGGAAGGATCAGGCAATGGCAAACGAGATGCGCCGTGAGGCCGACAAGAGCCGCGCGGAGAAAATGCGCAGCATGAAGGTCACGACGGCCGACCTGGATACGGATCAGGGCGCCGGCCATGTGCTGCCGGGTCCCGGTGGCGCTCTGGGCGAGGCCTCGGGCGAGCCTGCCAAGGGCTATAAGCGCGGCGGCCGTGTCGCGAAGAAGGACGGCGGCTGCGTTGAGGGCGGCGAGACAAAGGCCCGGCGCGATCGGGGCAAGTTCGCCAACGGCGGCAATGTCGGCAAGCCGAAGAAGGGCGGCACCACGGTTAACGTGATCGTGGCGAGCGGCCCGAAGAACCCGATGCCGGCGCCCGGTGCGGTGCCTCCGCGCGGCCCTGCTCCGATGCCGGCTCCGGCCGGCGCTATGCCGCCCGCTCCGCCGGCTGGCCCCGCTGCGCCGCCTCCCGGCTTGCCGATGCGCAAGAATGGCGGCCGCGTCTACACCGCCGGCGCTGGGTCGGGCGAAGGGCGGGAGCAGAAGGTCAAGGCCTACGGCAAGAACGCCCGCGCCAAGTAATCATTATCGACATCCCACGAGAGGAAGACACATGTCGACAAACGAAGCCGAGATTGAGAAGGAAATCCAAGCCAAGGGGCTGAACGCCCCTCGCCTGACCCCGCAGATGATCGATGACCAGATCATCGGCGAGTATGTCGTCAGGGCGTCCGACGCTTTCACTGGCGCACCTAGCCATGACGCGCTGAAATGCCTGACGCTATGCGTTCTGGTGTTGAGGAACGGCTACACCGTCACCGGTGAGAGCGCTTGCGCCAGCC